CAACCTGATATAAAGAGTCAGAGCGATCTAAGAAATCTAATCTAGTTTCATCTGATAATCTTTCACCTCTTACGACTTCATTATATTTAGCCTGAATTCTTTGTGGTACACCCGCAGAGTTTTGTGCGTTTGCAAACTCGCCTTCCCTTACAGTAGAGCCAGGATCGAGCATCTTCATATAGTTAAAAATCAACGCCAAGTCACCCGCAGCACTTGGCTCTTTGCCCGCCGCATCAACCCTTGAGTAAGCGTCTCTGACTTTGATAAATTCACCCGACATATTGTTAAATTCATCTCTGAGCTGGTTTTCTAAATCGCTTTGCGGTTTTGGATCAACTTTTGCCTCTATGTTTGTTGAAACTGGTGTGGGCGGTCTGTTGCCAGTAGGATCAACATAGTAATAGTTCCCATCTTGTAATTGCTGTATTTTGTATTCTGGTGCTTGCAACGCTGCAATATCTACTTGCCCTTGTATTTGTGTCCACTGTTCAGGTGTATATCGACCCATAATTGCTTGCATCTGAGGATTTGCTGCTGCAAAAGCCGCATCATATCTTTCCTGTGCCTTTCTCTGTGCATCCATAGCCACCATTTGTTGCTGCCTAACAACCGTGTTCTGCGTTGGGTCTTGTCCTCTGAATATGTCAGACAAAGCACCCATGATGATTGCTGCCTTTTGATTCTTAGGCGTGGCATTGGCATTGGGTGTTGCGCTCGGCAACATGCCTTGATTCTGTGTTGGCCCTACAAAATTTGGATTGCCTGGCATTGGTGGTTTAACGACAGGCATACCCTTGAAAGAATAAGGAGATTTTTGTTGCATAATTTGCCACCATTTAGGTTGCGGAGGCATTAATGGGCCAAAGTAACCAGGCGTTCTTGACAAGGTTTGTTGTAACGTTGGTTGTTGTGGAAATTTAAAAGGTGTGTATGCCATTAGCCCCACCTTCCGCCAGAGCCAAATGGCCCGACATTGCCGACAGCCATTGCAGTACCGAGTCCAAGCAATCCGCCCAAGACATCGCCAAATCCTGTAGACTTCCTTTGTGTCGTTTGCCCCTCAAATGGCAAGCCTGAGATTGCTGAACTGAGCAAGCCCGCTTGTCTGAGTGGATAATCAACAGCCCTACCGAATTGTCCATAAGCCGCATCGAGACCCGCTTGTCCGAGACCTTGTTGTTGACCACCAATGCCACCGAGTAAACCAAGCGTTCTGTATTGATCGCCCAACATGCCTGATTGTATGCCTGTTCTGTAGTCACGATCCATCATGCCTAGTTGACTGGCTTTGTCGAATCCTTGTGATCTCAATCCAGCCGCAGTTCTGCCGACTGCATCGTAATACGCTCTGTCGCCTTCTGCTTCCAATATGCCCGATCTGGAACCGCCAAAAGCACCCGCACGAATGGCACGATCTTCTGCGCCCATTTGTTGCAGTTGTCTTGCACGATTCAAATCGTTAATCGAAGCATCAATGACTTGTTCTTGATAAGGGTTTTGATATTGAGAGATGTCCAGTGGGCCAGTTGCCATTCCAGCTAACTCACCTCTGGGGTTATAACCCATGGCATCGCCGAACATGCCTCTTGTGGCTTCAAACGTGTCCATTTGATCGGGATTAAATCCTGAAACAAGGTCTCCGCTGTATGGCGTGAATGGAATTTCTGCTGCACTCTTAATGCCAGAGTACGTTTCTAAATACTTTTCCTTTAATTGTGGATCAAGTTCTGTGGATGCTGTTGCTGCGCCTTTACTCATAATGTTTTACTTATAATGTGTTCTTTTTTAAATCCGTGTCGTGTTGCGTATCTTTGCCAGCCTTTTCTGCCACCGCCGAAAATCTTTTTGCACTCGGCAATGCGGGCGAAAGTGGTGACTGCTTCTAATATTTCCTCACAATCCGACATCTTTCCCGCCAAGAACAATAGGTTCATGGCTCGGTATTGTGGGAACTCGACCAATTCTGTGATTATGCAAGATTGCTGGTCTTTTAAAGGGTGGGGCCATAACATCAGCTTTCCTGTTGCTATGCCACGCTCAACATCAAGTATATCCCATTCTTCTTGATATTTTAAGCACGATGACACCAATGGCTTACACCATTCCCATTGTTTCTCCCACGCCTGTCTATGTGACTGAGGTCGCGGAGAGATTTCCTGAATTGTCAACGCTGAGTTTGTACTTGGTTCCATCTGGACTAATCAATACTAATTCGGTTTGGTCGCCGCCATTGACTTCCATTCGCTCGCCAATTTTGATATTCAAACCATCTCTGTTTTCTAATTCACTGACCAGGTTGTTCATGTAACCCTGATCAAAGTCTGAGCCAGCAGTAGTCAATGATCGTCTTGCCATTATCTTCTGCCTCGATTGGTGACATCCAAACGAATATCGCCCAATTTAAAATCTTGATTTGTGTCTCCTGTCACCGTCATCATCACCTGTCTGCCATTGAATCTGGCATCGGTATAACCATCTGACTCAAAGGTGAAAGAACCGAAGTCAAACGTCTCGCCCAGAGGCGTATATTTGCCCTTAAAACTAATGGTGACACCAGGTAGGGTAGATGCTTCGCTGTCAGGAATGATTTGATTACACTGCACATAATTGTCGCCATTTCCGATCTGGATCGCACCCGAAGTAGCATAAGGTACGCTGCTTCCCAAGCCCGTTGAGTTAAACAATGTGCCTTTCTCATGGTAATAGACAAAGCCATCTTCCGAGGCGGCTATCGGGTAATCGAAAACGCCTTCATCAATGTAAGCACTGCGATTGAGTGTGCCGACAGCAAACGTATTTGCATTGTATTGCCATACGATGTATTTATCAGGCGTTTTGTTTTCGCCCGATGGAAAGAAGAACCAAATTTCATTGTATTTTGAGTTATGGCCCGCACAAGTGGTTTTGCGATACAAGTAATTGATGTTGTCAAAAATAAAATCGCTGACAGGACATGGCACTTCTCTGACTGAGCCATCGTATAAGAAAATTGATTTTTCACCCAACCAGCATAAAAAGTTACCCGCAGAAACAATGGCTCGGTTTGAAATAGGCGCACAGTTTGTACCCGCATCATTGATTCCATAAATAAATGGTTGCCCTTGCCAGTAGAGCTTGCCAATGCCTGTGTCAGTAAAGACAATGATGTCACTTCGATATTTTAAAGCATGTAAGGCTCGACCGCCTGTGGGTACTTGTAGATCACCAGCGGTATTGGTAGAAGCCGCAGTCCATGTGGTCGATGCTTCTCTGGATGACCAGGATATTTTTCGAGGATCGTTGTTGGCCCCAATCGCCACAATGTGTCTTTCATTGCTCACAACAACAGATTGACAGGCGGTGGGTGCATTGGTTAGTGCCACACCCGCAGCATCGGGTGATCCACTTCCCGCGTCTGGTCTCCACTGAAAAATACGCCCATCACTCGAACAGCAGAAAATCAGGTACTCACCCCAGTTGTCGAAAGAATAGCTGTGTGCGTTAAATCCTAAACCCGATTGACTCCTGGCATCGCCATAATCTTCGACATTGTAATTGTATGCGCCATAACCGAGAGGGTCGGTGCTGGATGGCGTGGTGAATCCCGATGGTGTGATGTCGTACCAAACAAAGTTGTATAGCACATAAACTTTTTCAGATGTGCCGACAGCGAGTATTTGATCGCCATCGTTTTTGTTGTAAGCAAATAAACCAATCGGAGTGCCTGTTAGAGCTGAGCTTCGCAAATTATCCCAGCCACCGATCGGTCGCAATACACCGTCATCAAAACGAACTAAGTTTGAGTCGATCCATCTTCCCTTGGCAGAATACTCAGTGCCGTTGGTAACGACTCCAGGAGAAGGTGTGACACTGACGAGGGCCATGATTAATTCGCTGCAATGTACGCTTTACCAGTGGTCACTGCGCCTGTGTAAGCTGTTTTGCTATCACTAGAGCCTTTAACGTCAGGTGTGTCATCGTCTGAATCAACAGGTGCATACTCTAAAATAATTTCGATGTGATCAACATTACGTTGCACCACTTCGTTTATTTCAGCTTGAGTCCAATCTGTGTCTGCTTCTGACGAGCCACCAACATGGATTGATTTCTTGCCATTAGAATCGATGTCATTGATTAAAGTTACGCTGTCTGTGGCTGCTGTTAAGACTTCACTTACTGTCTGTGCCATTTTTTATTCCTCGTTATTTGTCACACTTATCGTGTGCTTGTTGTTTTAATTCCTCGACTTCTGCCGAGAGTTCTTGAACTGCTTTAACCATTATTGACATCAAAGCAGATTCACCGATTCGTTGCCTTCCGTCTTCTCCGTCTTCTGTCCACATATCGAATCCGTCTTTCAGGTCGTATCTGTCAATGACTTCTTTGACTTCTTGTGCAATGAATCCGTGATTGTGTTTTCCGTTCATTACTCTTTCTTCAGAATCAGCAACGTGTGCTTTCATATCTGCTGGTACGTCTTTGCCTTTTTTCCATTGGAAAGTCACTGGTCTGAGTTCTTTAATAAAATCTAATCCAACTTCTTCGTCTTGAATGTCTTCCTTAAGTCGAATATCAGAAGGTGCTGTTATCGAAGTTGCTCCAAAAGCTATATTACTGTCTGTGGTACCAGCACCAAATGTAAAATTACTATTTCCAACGCTCGTTACGTTATAACCCATAACAATTTGATTAGCAGAATCGGCAGCAGAAGTATTACTGTAATTACCAACAATAACATTTTGATTTCCAGTTGTAAGAGCTACTCCATGCACACCAGCTTGATAACCTATCATTATATTATCAGGGCCTGTAGTAATATTTGTTCCAGCTTGTACACCTATTGCAGTATTTTCTAATCCTGTGGTGTTTGCGCCAAGAGCATCTCCACCAACGGCAGTGTTGTTTGATGCGGTGGTGTTTGCGCCAAGAGCGTCCATGCCTACAGCAACATTTGCATTTCCTGTGGTGTTAGCATCTAAAGCCCTTCTGCCTATTGCTACAAGGCTGTGTCCTGTAGTGTTAGCGTAACCAGCAGAAGAACCAATAACAGTATTATTATATCCTGTAGTGTTAGTTCCTAAACTGTCTGAGCCTAGTGCGGTATTATGCTCGGCAGTTGTGTTAGCTTGTAAAGAGTCTATGCCTATAGCAACATTATAGTTACCTGTAGTATTACTGTCTAAAGCATCCTTACCAACTGCCACATTCGAGTGTCCTGTGGTGTTTGCTGTTAATGCAGTATGACCAATTGCCGTGTTGCTATCTGCCGTTGTATTCGCATTTAAGGCTTGATAACCAACCGCTACATTTGATGTTCCTGTTGTATTTGTAAATAAAGCTGACCTACCAATACCAATATTGTTGCTTGCTGTTGTGTTTGAACTAAGCGCAGATTTACCAAGAGCAACATTTGAATCACCCGTTGTATTAGCATCTAGTGAATCTGCTCCCACAGCGACATTTCCAGCCCCTGTTGTATTTACACCCATTGCAACATCGCCTACTGCAACATTGTCACTTGCAGTTGTATTCGCATCTAATGCTCCATAACCCATTGCCACATTGTCTGTTCCTGTTGTATTTGCGGTTAATGCAGCATAACCCATTGCCACGTTGTTAGATGCAGTCGTATTCGCAAGTAAAGCAGCATAACCAACGGCTGTGTTACCAGCACCTGTGGTGTTTCCAGCTAAAGCCTCTAAGCCTATTCCCGTGTTTAAAGCACCTGTGCTTGCTGTTAAAGCATCTTTTCCTACTGCTGTGTTTCCGTTTGCAGTGGTATTGGCATCTAGTGCATTATAACCCACTGCTGTATTTGATGTGCCTGTGGTGTTTGCTCCTAACGCTAAATATCCAACTCCAGTGTTGTTTGATGCTGTGGTATTGGCTGCTAAAGCACTCCTACCTAATGCAGTATTTGAAGCACCTGTCGTGTTTTCTGTTAATGAGCCCCAACCAATAGCTGTATTGTTATCGGCTGTGGTGTTGTCCTCCATAGACCTTTGACCCACTGCCGTGTTGTAGCTTCCTGTGGTTGTGGCTTTTAAAGATGAATCACCAACAGACGTGTTTGCTGTACCTGAGGTGTTCGCTGTTAAAGCAGCAGAACCTATGGCTGTGTTATTAGTACCACTTGTAACACTATCAAAAGCCGTATCACCTAAAGCGACATTTCCTGTACCCGTCGGATAATTACCATCGAGCTTGATGGTTCCGCCATCGACTGAAAGATTGCTCGTTGCTGTGAGCGCGGTGAACGATCCCGCAGCAGCTGTTGTGCCACCGATAACCGAATTGTCGATTACGGCTGCATCAATGTTCATCGCAACGCTTGTGCCAGTGGCACTGAAGATTGCATCAATCGTATCGAGGTCAGTGTTTAATTTTGTACCCCATGTGTCAGTAGCATTTTGTTATCGTAAACCCGTTTATGATTTACTTCTTATAGTTTCCTATAAGTTCAGACTATATCATCAACCCTGTGGGTTGCTCGGCACTCGTGGAGAGATTATTGATTGGTTTCTCACTCTCTAGTCGTTGATCCTTCCAACTACTTTAATACCTTTCGTTGGCTTGGGTGCTGATTGTCCTCGTCTTTCTCGTTAGGATGTTCCAGCAGTTCACCGAGTTTTCATTATTAGATTGCTCTAATATGGCCCCTAAGTTAAGGCTCCGACTTCTGGTTTTGTCAAAGACAAATTAGTCGTTGTTGTATCTGCCATAATTTTTACCTATATATGCAAATGTTTTAATTGACAGCCGTTAAGCTGCTTCGTTCCAGGTTGTTGAATCAGGAGACTGATCAGTCCATGTTGTCGTGGCGACTGTCTGATCCGTATAAGATGTTGTCGTCACACTTTGGTCATTCCATTTTAGACCACCTATCGCAGAAAAACTAGATGTTTGAGTAGATATGGCTGAAACATAAAAGCGTATGCCGCCCGTTGCTTCCATACCGCTTGTCTCTGCAATGGTGCTTACTGCGCTCACCACCATTTCTGCAACAGCACTGAAGCCACTGGCTTGATCCATGCTGGTCGTTCCAAGCGCAATTCTAACCGCGCTTCCTGTCATCGCCGATGCTTGATCCATCGATGTAACGGCATCAAGCACAATGGTTGCTGCACCAGTCATGGCTGATGTCTGAGCTATTGTAGATGTGACAGGCTTAACAAGAACAACTGCACCCGTCATGGCAGAAGTTTGATCTATGCTTGCTTGCGCTCTATCAATCTGACGTGCAGTTGCAGCAAAACCAGATGTTTGCGCTATTGTTGCAGAAATAGGTTTGACCACCTCTGCTGTTGCAACAACGCTGCTGGTTTGTGCGATTGTTGCAGATATTGGATGTACTATTTCTGCAGAAGATGTAAAGCCAGACGTTTGTGCGCTAGTTGCTGCAACAATAATGTCTAGTTTTGCAGTTGCATCAAGCCCGGATGTTTGTGCGATTGTGGCTGCGGCAAATTCATACTGAGGCGTACCATAAGCAGCCTTGCCGTAATTATATAAACCATAGCCAACGCTGGCCATGAGATTACGCCAATGTTACGTCAAGATCGCCAGCATCAAAACGAATGACGTCACCACTCGCTACAACTTTTGATGCGGATAGCGCAGCCCAACAAAGCAAGTTTCCGCTTGATGATGCATCAAAAATCCCCGTGTGGGTTATCGTACCCCAAGAACCCGTTGCTGTGACAAACTCAACGGCTGCGCCATTGGTTGCAGTGGTAGGGGAGGTGCCTGAGACGGTCATCGCAGCCATACTCTTTCTGGCATAAGAACCGCCAGAAACCTCTGTGCCGCCACCTGTGTCGGATGGTGCTGCTGTGAATAATCCAACATAAAGCGTGCCAGGAGCAGAATAACTTGACCCCCCAAACACATGATCCAAAACTT